ATTCGTGGACTAATATATGATTGACATCGACAAACTGAGTCACGAAGACCTTATCAACATTATGTTTGCAGCGGTGGACGCCGAGATCCGAAAGGACTGGGATACAGCTGTCATTGATTACATCAATAAGAACATACACAATGCTGATTGCATTCATCAATGATACACACTTTGGTGTCAAGAACGCCTCTGACATCTTCCTGAGTTATCAGGAGAAGTTCTTTTCTGACATCTTCTTTCCGTATTGTATCAAGCACGGGATCAAGAAAATCATTCATAAAGGCGACTTCTATGAGCACCGCAAGTACGTTGCCATCAAGACGTTGAACCGGACCCGCATGTTCTTCATCGAACAATTGCGCGCGCACGGGATGACAATGGACATCATCCCAGGTAATCACGACGTGGTCTACAAGAACACGAACTCGTTGTGTGCCCTAACCGAATCGCTCGATCACTTCAAGGACGTCATCACGGTCTATACTGACCCGATCGTCAACGAGTATGACGGGTTGCCGATTGCGTTACTCCCATGGATTACGCATGACAACTATGTCGCGTCGATGGACTTCATCAAGAACGCGCCTGCTCCGATCCTTGCAGCGCACCTTGAGTTGCAAGGATTCGAGATGATGAAAGGTGCGCCTGTGCAATCGCATGGGTTAGTCGCGGACTTGTTCTCGCGGTACGAGATGGTTCTGACCGGGCACTATCATACGAAGTCAACGAAGGGTAACATTTTTTACCTAGGCACTCAATATGAGTTGTCGTGGGCGGACGCAAATGATCCTAAATACTTTCACGTCCTCGATACGTCGACTCGTAACCTGACCCAGGTTCGTAATCCGATCACTTTGTTCAACAAGCTGATCTATAACGACAATCCTAAGCAGGCACTGGTTGACCTGAAAGGAACATTCGTTAAGATCATCGTTGTTTCGAAGAAGGATCCAAAACACTTCGACTCATTCGTCAATCGAGTTCAGCGGCAAGATCCGTTTGAGCTGAAGATTGTTGAATCATACACCGAATTCTCGGGCGACGCAATCAACGATGAAGCTATTTCATTGGTCGACACTGGCGCATTGCTTAACAGCTATGTTGACGCAATCGAGACCGACTTAGACAAGGAACGACTCAAGACACGCCTTCACGAACTTTACCTAGAGGCGCAATCATCCGACGCACTTTAAAACATGCTAGTATTCAAGACACTATCATTCAAGAACTTCCTCTCGACAGGAACACAACCTACATTCATTGATCTTGACGCGACCGCGACGACGTTAGTCGTAGGCACGAACGGCGCAGGCAAGTCGACGATGCTTGACGCGTTGTCGTTCGTGTTATTCAACAAGCCTCACCGTGCAATCAACCGGCCGCAGCTTGTGAACAGCATCAACAATAAGGGATGTCTTGTCACGATTGAATTTGAGATCGGCCCTGTAAAGTATAAGATCGAACGTGGGATCAAGCCTAACATCTTCGAGATTTGGCAGGACGGCGTTCGTCTTAATCAGGAGTCGCACTCGCGCGATTATCAAAAGCTGCTCGAAACGAACATCCTCAAGTTGAACCACAAATCGTTCCATCAGGTTGTAGTCCTAGGTTCGTCGAACTTCATTCCGTTCATGCAGCTCGCGGCCTATCAACGTCGTGCGGTCATTGAGGACTTGCTTGATATTGGCGTGTTCACGAAGATGAATGCGATCCTCAAAGAAGCGTCGGCGAAGGAGAAGGATAACATCAAGGATACCGATCACCACCTCAACCTTGTCAACGAAAAGATCAAGCTGCAGACGAAGCACCTGGGCGAGTTGCAATCAATCGACGCCCGGAATGCGAAGAAGTTTCAGGAAGAGATCGACGAGCTTGCCGCGAACATTGATTCGTTGTGCATGAAGAACGAGGAGTTGAACGAGGAGTACGCTGCGAAGTATAAGCTCGCTAAGAAGGCGCTTGATATTTGTCAGGCCGCACTCAACAAGGTTACCACCTTCGAGGTTGGGATCAAGTTCAACATCAAGAAGGTTGTCGATGACGCGAAGTTCTATGAAGAGAACGACACGTGCCCAACATGTGAACAAGCAATCACGGCTAACACAAAGGACTCGAAATTACATACATGCCGATCAAAGGCTGCTGAACTCAACTCGGGTTACACGGAACTGAAGGAGTCGATCACGGCTCATAAGGAGAACGTGAATGTTGCGGTAACCGCGCTCAACGAAGTTTCGAAGATACCTAGCGTTGTCGCATCGAACAATAACATCATCGCCAGCCATAACTCACGCGTCAAGTTCCTGTCTAAACAATTGAAGGCAGACAACGATTCAGCTGACGCTGAACGTGCTAACGCCGCCCTACTTAAGTTGCGCGATCAGCGTGTTACACTCGCGGGTATTCGTTCACAACAGATCGAGGATAAGCTGTATTCTGACGCCATCGCGGAATTGCTCAAGGACACAGGTATCAAGACGAAGATCATCAAGCAGTATCTGCCCGTGATGAATAAGTTCATCAATCAATACTTGCAGATCCTCGACTTCTTCGTGTTGTTCAATCTCGACGAATCCTTCAATGAAACGATTAAGTCGAGACATCGCGACGACTTTTCGTATGCCTCATTCTCGGAAGGAGAGAAGGCTCGTATTGACTTGTCTCTGCTATTTGCTTGGCGGCAAATCGCGAAGATGAAGAACTCGGCAAACACGAACCTGCTAGTGCTTGACGAAACCTTTGACGGCTCGATGGACTCGGATGGTGTCGAGAATCTCATGCAGATCCTAGCAACGCTCGATTCTTCGACCCGAGTGTTCATTATTTCACACAAGCAGGATCTCCTTGAAGGCAAGTTCGACAGAAAACTCGAATTTGAGAAGGTTCAGAACTTTTCCCGCATCAAAGCGGAGTCGTAACTCATTACAATCCAATCATTTACAAAGCCCGTATTTTAGGAAGTCGTCTGCTTTAGCCTAAAATACGGGCTTTTTCGTCCCTACTTGTAATTTCCCCAACCGCATTAGTCTCGTGCCCTGGATTTCATCTTAAAATAACACGAAGCAAAGCAGTTCTCAATTTTCGTATTTACAAGCCCAGAATAGTTTGTTAGAATCTTCTTGCAATGACCGCCGTTTCCAATACCGTAACACAAGGAATCCTTGCCAAGCTCTTGGCGCTGGAAAACATCCAGGTTCATGTCGGCGATTACAAAACCGCTTTCTTCGATGTCAAGAACCGCATCCTCGGGCTGCCGTCATGGAACTTCGAGAACAAGCATGTGTCCGACCTTCTCGTCGGCCATGAAGTCGGTCACGCAATTTACACGCCCGCAGACGGACTCGACCGATTCAAGGTTGAGCATCCCCACATTCCGTTCGCGATCCTCAACGTCGTCGAGGACATCCGAATCGAGCGGCTGATCCAATCTCGGTATCCCGGCCTTGTGAAAAGCTTCAATGAAGGATATGCGAACTTCCTTGAACGCGACCTTTTCAGGATCAAAGGACGAAACGTCAACGGCCTTGGATTTGTCAACCGCTTGAACATTAAGGCTAAACTGCGGCATCTGATTGATGTCGAGTTCTCGGATGCGGAAGAAGTAATCTTCGCGAAATGCCGGGCCGCCGAAACATTCGATGAGGTACTGGCGCTCGTCGTCGAAATCTACGAAATGATTAAGGCAAAGCGTAAGCCGAAGCCGAAGAAACTCCCGCCGCGTCCAAGTTCTGATTCAGCTCCTGTCCAAAGCGATGATGATGACGGCGAGGATGACGGCGATCTCGGCGAGGATGAAGAGGACGAGCGGGTTGAGGTGATTCAACCAAACCCTGAACTTCCTCCTGTGCCTGCTGACAATGCACCTGCTGAAGACGATGATGATTCTGACGATGAAGTTGATGGGTCTGACGATGAAGCCGCTGATACTGAAGGCTTTGGCGGATCAGACGAAGATGAACCTGCTGATGACGAACCTGACGCGGACGATGAACCGGCTGACACCGACGATGAACCGGCTGATGATAGTGCTGATAGCAACGCCAAAGACGCGGCTGACGACGAAGATGATTCCGAAAAAGAATCTGGCGGCAGCACAGGTGGAACTGGTTGTGAAGACACAACCGATGAGGACGATTCCGAACCCGTCGATGAAGCTGAAGAATTTGATTCGTTCACGCTTGATTCCTTGCAGGAAAACCTTGCAAGCCTTCAGGTTAAGTACGGCAACAAACGGACGGTTGTCAAGCCTTCGCCTGAACACTTTAAGAAGGTTGTGACACCTTGGCGAAAAGTTATGGCTGGTCGCCTTGCTCGCCTAACATATGCTGACCGCTTCTTGAAATATCCAGGCCTTAAGGATGACTGGATTGCTTTCAAAAAAGTAACGCGCAAGAATATTCAAAACCTCATCACTGACTTCGAACGTCGGAAATCGGCTTACCAATATTCGCGTTCACAACAGTCTGACTCTGGCGACATCGACCTGAACCGTTTGCACGCTTATCGTTTCGACGATCAAATCTTCAGCACTGTTACTCGAATGGCTGATGCTAAGAGTCACGGCATGATGTTCTTCATCGACTATTCTTCGTCCATGTCGGACGACATCAACAATGTTCTAGAGCATACGCTCGCGCTCGTGATGTTCTGTGATGCAGTCAAGATTCCATTTCAAGTGTTCGGATTCACGAACATCAATCACAAGGATGATTCATTCAGCAAATCGGCAATCCCATCGAATCAGCTTGACATCTCGACGACTAACATCTTCGAGTTGTTGAGTTCTGAAATGGACTCGAAAACATTCGAGGTTGCTTGCCGCCATCTCCGCGCTCAAATCTTCCTAGCCACTTCACCAAGATACCTCGGCGCTGATTGTGAAATCATGTCAGGCACGCCTTTGATTCAAACGTTGATCGTCGCGCACGAGTTGGTTGCTGCATTCCGCAGAAAGCACCACATCCAAAAGATGAACGTGATTGTTCTTTCGGACGGCGAAGGATCGGCGCTAAGCTTAGGCAATGATTCTGAAATTGTTGAGCAGCACGCGAATGACACTACCGGTAAATCCTACTTCGCGGTGAACGTCGGCGGATCCGAAGTTCTGCTTCGTGGATATGATTCCGACTATAACTATTCCGTACTCATCAACAACCTTAAGAAGACGTTGAATTGCAAAGCAATCGGTTTCTTCATCACGCGGAACAAGAATGACATCAAGAAGTCCGTGATTGCTTCAGTTCGTAACAGCTTGGCGCATGGTGCAACTGCAACAGCCGGCGTAGGCTGGGAGAAATCCGTAAAGATTGCCGACACTATGCTGAAGTCCTTGCGTAAGGTGAAAAGCGTTTGCGTGCCTGACGGATTCAACTTCGACGGATACTTCGTCATCAACACAAAGGATGCTTACATCAAGCCGGACTATGGGTTCAATCCTGACTTCACTAAGATGAAGAGCAAGAGCGAGTTCACTGGTGCCGATACTCACCGCATGGCAAAGGAATTCACGAAGTACACATCTGATCAAAAGTCAAGCAGAATCATCCTTGCCAAGTTTGCCGAGTTGATTGCATAACATATCACTTTGATATTTACATTCTCTCTTGAATTGATTACTATATCCTGTACCTGAAATACTACATTATGCTCGAACTTGCCAAAAAGACCGTTGCTAAACTGCTTGACCAAGGATACGCCACCGCATCGACGAGACAATTTTACGATGTCGGTCGTGGGTTCGGTTTGTCCTACAAGAAAGTTAATGACATCTTCCTCAATGAAGAGAACCGCGTTACTCGTGGCGTTTACTACGTGAGAATGCCGAACGATAATACGCCTTTGCCTCAACTCCAAACAGCCGTTGCTTCCGATGATTCAGTCACCACTGATGAAGCGGTTATGCCAGCTCCCGCTAAATATCAGCGGTCCACGGTCACGGTTCAACAGAAAACGATTGATGACATCGAAGAGGTTTACGTTCCTGACGTTGACCCGACCTTCGTTCCGTGGGGTGACTACAAGATGATCCGCCAGGTCATCGATTCTCGTATGTTCTTCCCGACTTACATCTCAGGCCTTTCTGGCAACGGCAAGACGATGATGGTCGAACAAGCCTGTGCTCGTGCAAAGCGCGAATTCGTTCGTGTTCAGATTTCGCCTGAGACTGATGAGACCGATTTGATCGGCGGCTTCCGCTTGATCGAAGGCGAAACTGTTTTCTACAAAGGCCCGGTCATCAAGGCGATGGAACGCGGTGCAATCCTCCTCATCGACGAACTTGACCGTGGGTCCAACAAGATCATGTGTCTTCAAGGAGTTCTTGAAGGCAAGCCCGTTCTCATCAAGAAGATCGGCCAGGTCATTGTTCCCGCTAACGGTTTCACAATCTTCGCGACCGCGAACACCGCCGGCCGAGGTTCTGAAGACGGCCGGTTCTCTGCAGCCAACATCATCGATGAAGCATTCCTTGAACGGTTCGTCGCAACGATCGAACAACCTTATCCGAATGCCCATGTCGAACGGAACATCGTGTTGAAGCACATGACCTTGTTCAACGTCTCGGACACCGACTTTGCGGATAAGCTTGTTGCTTGGTCTCAAATCATCCGCAAGACTTACAATGAAGGCGGCGTTGAGGAAGTTGTTTCAACTCGTCGTCTATGCCACATCGTCAAGTCGCACGCAATCTTCAAGGATCGTGCGCAATCAATCGCTCGATGCATTGCTCGCTTCGACGAAACAACTCGTTCGGCATTCTCCGAACTCTATTCGAAGATCGACGACTCCGCTCCAACTTGGGGCGATGATCCGCAAGTCGTGTCCGGTTACGACGAAGAGGAAGAGGAAGACTTCCCGTTCTAATAATTTCTCCGAAGAAAACAAGAAAGCAAAGAAACATGACAAAAACACTGACCAAGAAACTGAGTAAGCTCATCGCATCGTCCACCAACCAAGAGTCCGCTATGATGGCGTTCTTGTCGGAAGGTAATACCGTGACCGCATCGGGAGCAAGCGCAGCAGGCATCGGCGATCCTCGCCGCGTCGTTAACCGTCTCCGTAACTCGGGCATTCGCATCAATCGCGATCTCGTGACCGGCCGTGGAACGTCCGCCATCGTTTACTCGCTCGCTCCTGCCAAGCGCAAGACCCGCAAGTAATCAAAACACGCATCGAAGGCGGGGCCGTAATTGGCCCCGCCTTTCCGTGTACATACTAATATGAAGAAGCCAACACTCGGCCCAGCCTATCTTCAGCGCGAGGGCAGCACAAAGAAAACACCGATGCCGGTTGTAGTTGAACAAGAGGTCGGAATCAAGTATGACCTTGACAAGCCTGACTACTCGCTCATCCCGCCTAAAGCGCTCGACGATGTCGTCAAAGTCCTAACACTCGGTGCTCAAAAGTACTCGCGTGACAACTGGAAGATGTTGAAGAATGCACGCATGCGATACTTCGCTGCTGCTATGCGTCACCTCTGGGCTCGCTTTCGTGGCGAGTTATACGACAAAGAGTCAGGTATTGATCATGGCGCGCATGCAGTCTGCTGCATTCTTTTCATGATGGAGATGACAAACGAAAACATCGATCCATAACACAATCGTATTTACATTCACAACCCGTTAGTTTAAAATAGAACAACAACATATATGAATAGCCTATCTGCTCAAACATTAACATTCCTGAAGAATTTCTCAGGCATCAACAAGAACATCCTCGTCCGCGCTGGCAATACGTTAAGCACTGTCTCTGAGGCAAAGAATATCCTCGCCTTCGCGACGATTGAAGAAACCGTTGACCAAGACTTTGGTATTTACGACCTCAACGAATTCCTCGGCGCGGTTGCTCTACTCGAAAATCCTGCGTTGACTTTCGACACGTCTTCGGTTGCCCTAACATCCGGCAAGTCAACCGTCAAGTATCGGTTTGCGGACGAAAGCATTCTTACCTTCCCAACCAAGAAGCTGAACATGCCTGCCGCGGACATCACGGTCGAGATTACGGGCGAGACCCTCAACCTTATTCGTAAGGCAGCGTCTGCTCTTGGTCATGCCGTCGCGTCAATCAAGAAGGAGAATGGCGGCATCACGTTGTCTGTCATTGATCCTAAGAACCCGACCGCTAACACATACTCTATCGTGTTGCTTGACACGACTGACATCGCGGCGGCGTTTGACCTTCAGTTCCTCATCGCTAACCTCAAGGTCATTCCTGGCGATTACAAAGTCAAGATCTCGTCGAAGTTGATCTCTCACTGGGATCACGTAACCGAGCCTGTTGAGTACTACATCGCGCTCGAGAAGACCTCAACCTTCGAAGCATAATCGTATGGACGACGAAACGATTGATAAGATGGACGAGAAGACAAAGTCTGAACTCGTCGCCGTGATGAAAGAACTGTCGCTCGAGATGAGCAAGATCGAAGAAAGCCGTGATCAGATCAAGGAGATCATCGGCGCTGCGTCTGAAACATTTGAGATCAGCAAGGGATTGATCCGCAAGGTCTCTCGCTTCTATCACAAGCGTAACATCTCAGAGTTTGAGAACGAAGCGTCAGAGATCAAGAATCTCTATTCGCAAATCACGGCACCTACCTTCATCAAGTAGGCAATGATCGCGGACCGTGAAATACCGGTCCGCTAATAGTTGTGAATTATCGTCCTATAAATAAAACATGGGACAAATTTACAAGATCACTAACACAATCAATAATAAGTGCTATGTTGGCTTCACTAGCGGCACAATACAGAAACGGTTTTCTCGTCATGTAACTAATGCTAGACTAGGAGGCATAACATACTTATGTAAGGCAATACGTAAGTACGGCATCGGCTCATTCACAATCGAGCTATTGCAGGAAAACGCTAAGATTGATGCCGATGAAGGCGCTTGGATAGCTAAGATTGCTCCAGAGTATAACATGACGGCTGGCGGTGAAGGCGGGGACACTAGCGCATCGCCAAACTTCAAGAAGGGCGTTGCAGCATATCACGCGTCTAAACCAAAAGCTGAATATGCTACCAATGGGCACGCTGGTAAAACACATTCATCTGAAACTAAGGCCGCCCAATCAAAAGCACGTGAGACGTGGTGGTCATCGCTTACACAAGAAGAACGCAAAAGCCACCTAGGAACTTTTGCAAGAGGCGAAAACAATCCTATGTTTGGCAAGACTCCTACTAATGCAAAAGCGGTTACTATAAATGGAGTGACCTATCCTTCAGCTAATAAGGCATGTGCAGCCCTTAACGTAAAATCCATTTACATCTTGCGAAAAATGTATACAATTGAAAAAAGCAACAATGACAGTAACTAAACGAGGCAAAGAATTTTTGTGGGTGGAGGCATGGAGGCCTAAAACAATTGATGAATGCATTCTCCCGAAGGATCTTAAGCAGACCTTTAACGACATCGTTAAGACAGGCGAGATGCACAACATGCTTCTGACCGGCACGGCAGGCCTTGGCAAGACAACCGTCGCAAAGGCGCTGTGTAACATGCTTGACCTTGATTGGATTCTGATTAACGGATCGGAGGAAGGCGGCATCGATGTTCTCCGTTCGAAGATCAAACAGTTCGCTTCGTCGGTATCACTCACGGGCGGGTATAAGGTTGTCATTCTTGATGAGGCTGATTATCTCAATCCTCAATCAACTCAACCTGCACTCCGCGGGTTCATCGAAGAGTTCAGTAACAACTGTCGCTTCATCATGACATGCAACTTCAAGAACCGACTCATCGAGCCGTTGCATTCACGGCTTGCCGTCATCGAGTTTAACACGACCAAGAAGGACCTAGCTGGTCTTGCAGGTCAATTCATGGAGCGGCTCAAAGGCATCCTCAAGTCGGAGGGCGTTACCTATCAAGAGAAGGTCCTTGCTGAACTCATCATCAAGCATGCGCCTGATTGGCGGCGGGTGATCGGCGAATGCCAACGTCATTCCTCGGGTGGTGAACTTAATCCGTTGTCTCTTATCGGTCAATCCGACGAGAGCATGGCCGAGGTTGTTCGATACCTGAAGGACAAGGACTTTAAGTCGATGCGAGGATGGGTTGCGAATAACGTATCGCTTGACGGTGTCGTTGTATTCCGCCGACTTTATGACACGATGAACGACACAATGAAGCCTAACAGTATCCCAGGCGCGGTGTTGATCCTCGCGGATTACTCTTACAAGTCCGCGTTCGTCGCTGACAAAGAACTGAACATGGTCGCATGCCTAACTGAACTGATGGGCTCGGTCGAATGGAAATAAGAATATGGAAGTACGCAATTACATCTCAGAATCAAAAGGCGAAACTGATTGGCGTGGGTGCCTGATGCTTAGCATGCCTAGCGACGTGACTCGAATGATTACCGCCTGGTCGGAAAATAACATCTCGGACGACGATCTTGCAGGCGACGGCCGCGAGAAATACTGTCACTGCACTGTCTTATACGGCTTTCCACAAAGCACGAAGTTCGAAGAGGTTGAGGCGGAGGCTATGGACGGCTTGGATCACTCGACATTGATCGACATTGTGTTAGGGCCTATCAAGCGGTTCCCTGCATCCGAGAATCGTCCTGAGTCTGACGTGCTTGTCATAGAAGTTAAGGGAGCGGGTCAACTCGCACCTTTGCATGAACGCCTAAAGACAAAGTTCAACGTCAAGACAAATTTCCCTACATACAATCCTCACGTCACTATCGCTTATGTCAAGCCAGGTTCCCTAACTGAACTTGACGGCACGACCGTCTTTGATGATTACGAGGCGCACTGTAAAGCAATGACATACTCAACTGGACCGTCCGACAATCGTAATCGGCGGACTGTAACCTTCGAAGAATTCTCGACTGAAACCCGTGGCCGCTAAAACAAAGAAACCTCGTGCAAAGAAGGAAGCGGCCCCCGTTGTCGAAAAGGTTGTTGGGCCTAAGAAGCTTGGCCCATTCGATTTTCTGAATGCAATCAACGACGGCGCAAGAGGAGTAGATCTGCTCGTCGACTGTTATGCTGACTCAAGCAACGGATCAATACCCGACTCTCCTGACAAGGCGTATGTTCCGTTCATCATTAACCGTGGCCTCTCGTACTTTCAAGATACGATCCTATACGCGAATGCAATGAACGAGCGGGCCGCGTTACCGGCCAAGATGCAGTTCGATTTTCTTAGGCACGGGCTTCGACCTCGTAAGCGGTTTAGCAAATGGTCAAAGAAGATTGACGACTCTGCAGATGTTGCCCTCATCATGACGGAGTACGGATACTCGGCTGACAAAGCGCGTGATGCCTATAAATTATACACTGAGGAGGCCTTGATTGAATTGCGGAAACGCAATGATGTCGGCGGCTCAGGAAAGAAATAAAGATATGACTGAAAATGAAGTGATAACTGATTGGACTCCTTCGAACATGCTGGAGATTTCGTTGAATGAACCTGATGATTTCCTGAAGGTCAAGGAGACTCTTACGCGTATCGGCGTATCCTCGAAGAAGGAACATAACACGCTGTACCAAAGCTGTCATATCCTACATAAGCAAGGACGATACTTCATCGTACACTTCAAGGAACTCTTTATCCTTGACGGCAAACCCTCGAATCTTTTCGAGGATGACCTGCATAGGCGGAACACGATTGCAACTCTCTTGTCCGATTGGGGACTGGTGAGCATCGTGAACTTCGGCGGTAACTGCCAGTGCTGCTCGCTCAAGCAGATCAAGATCATCTCACATCGTGATAAGCAAGCCTGGAACCTTGTGCCTAAGTATTCAATCGGAAACGTCAAGTGAGGGATTGGATGTGTTTGATAGGCGGCGGCCTAATGTTGACTGTTGGCGACTTGATCTTTAGGTATTGGATCTCAAATCCAAGTATGCGCTTCTATGCCGCGGGTTTCAGTACCTACATGGTTGGGCTCGTGTGTTTGATCGAGACATTCAAGAACAAGAACATGGCGGTCGCGACATCGATCATAGTCATCGTCAACATCTTTACCCTAACACTAGTGAGCCGCTTCGCATATCACGAGGAGATCAGCATCCACAAGATGATAGGCATCTTCTTTGCCATGCTTGCGATTTATTTCCTAGAGTCCTGAATGTTATTTACAACCCCGCACAAATAGATTACAATTACCAAAATATGATTAACGGCTTCTACACCTGCATAGATCGAAAAATGAATAACCTGATGTATCGTGGATATGATGCAGACGGCGCAAAGGTCTATGAGAGGTTTAAGTTCCGGCCGACTCTCTACGTTGAATCGAAGGACCGTAATGCAAAGTGGAAATCACTCGATGGGCAACCGCTCGAGCCTATCCGCTTTGATTCAATGTCGGAGTCGAAGGCGTTCATTAAGCAATACGAAGGTGTTTCGTCGTTCAAGATTCACGGCAATGATAGGCATATCCCTGCGTTCATCCAAGCAGAATTTCCTGGAGAAATCAAGTATAAGCCTGACCGTATTGACGTTGTGACGCTCGACATCGAGTGTAAAACTGACAAAGGATTCCCTGAGCCTTCGGTTGCAGATCAAGAGTTGACTGTCATCGGCTTGAAGTCATCGCGTCTCAATCGTTACATCATCTGGGGCACGAAGGAATACGACGAGTCCGCTTCGATCGTTCCTCACATCAAGAAGGAGTTTCGGTATTTCGAGACTGAGGCGGAAATGTTATCCGACTTCATTGCATGGTGGTCCGACTTATCGAACTGTCCTGATGTTATCACGGGCTGGAACACTCGCTTCTTCGACATTCCTTATTTGGTGAACCGCATTGCGCGCGTGTTTGATTATGACATGGTCAAGAAGCTTTCGCCATGGGGAGAACTCGAGCAGAAGACGACTGTCGTCAAGGGGAAAGAGCAGCTCTTCTTTAACATTCAAGGCATCCAGCAGCTCGACTACATGGAGCTGTTCAAGAAGTTCACGATCAACACATACGGCGCACAGGAGTCATATAAGCTTGACTTCATTGCTGAGGTTGTGTTAGGCGAGAACAAGATTGACTATTCGGAGGACTACGCATCGTTGTCCGACCTCTATGATAAGAACTTCAATATGTATGTCGACTATAACTGTGTTGACATCGAACTCATTGAGAAGATGGAGGCTAAGATTGGCCTTATCTCGTTGGTGTTCACGCTTGCTTACTACGGCGGCGTTAATTACGGTGACACGCTAGGCACGGTCGCTATTTGGGACGCAATCATTTTCCGTCGCCTCGCTGACAAACATATAGCGGTGCCGCCCAATGACGTTTCGTTCAAGACTGATTATGCCGGCGGCTTTGTTAAGCCAGTCATCAGGGGGAGACATGAGTGGGTCATGTCATTCGACCTTAACTCGCTGTATCCGATGCTCATCGTGCAGCACAATATGTCGCCTGAGACAATGGTGAAACATATGAAGGTCAACGGATTGTCTCCTGAGCAAATGCTCGACAACCCTGATGTCGAGCAATGGAATCCTGAGCCAGGTCTGACTATTGCAGCTAACGGAGCATGCTTCCGCACCGATAAGCAAGGGATCATTCCCATGATTGTCGAAGAGATCTATAGGAACCGTGTTGACGTTAAGAAGGCGATGCTTAAGGCTGAATCCGAATTGCAAGTCACGGACAAGAAGTCGCCTCATTACCGCGAGCTTGAGATCGAGATTGACCTTGCGTCGAACAAGCAGATGTGTCTCAAGATTCTTCTCAACTCTCTTTACGGCGCAACCGCGAACCGCTTCTTCCGTTACTACTCCATTGACCTCGCCGAAGGTATTACCCTCTCAGGCCAATATGTTATTCAGTCGGTCGAGAAAGCGCTTAACACGTATATGTCATCCGCGTTAAAGGACAAGCGCCCGGTTGACCGTATCATCGCGGCCGACACCGACTCTGTTTATGTTGCGGCAGGCGATGTTGTCAACATGTGCAAGCCTAAGGACAAGCATGATTTCTGCAAGGAGTTTGCTAAGACAGCCCTTGAACCGATCATCATCCGAACATATGCTGACCTAGCCGTTAAGACGAATGCCTATAAGAATATGATGGCGATGAAACTCGAAAAGATTTCATCGGTCGCTATCTTCACGGCTAAGAAGCGGTATATCCTGAATGTGTTATCGTCGGAAGGCGTTGTGTACTCCAAGCCTAAGATGGTAATGAAAGGCATTGAAGCAATCAAGTCATCGACTCCTAAGATCTGCCGCACAGAGTTTAAGGACATCTTTAACCTGCTAATCAATGGGACAGAAAAGGACATCCAGAAGCGCGTCCTCGAGTTCGAACAAATCTTTGCCGAACATCCTATTGAAAAGATCGCGGTGCCTCGTGGTGTATCGAACATCAAGAAGTATATGCAGAAGACCGAGCCTTACTACATCAAAGGAACGCCACAAAATAGTAGGGCAGCTATCATGTATAACAAGCGGGTGAAGGATATGGGCTTGCAGGTCAAGCATTACTATCTTAAGAACGGCGACCGCCTCCGCTTTGTCTTCCTCAAGAAAGGTAATCCTACGAAGGAGAACGTGATCGGGTTCATCGACAAGTTCCCGCCTGAGTTCGAACTTGACAAGTGGATTGACCGTGATGCGCTGTTCGACATCAACTTCCGCAAGCCGTTGCAACTTATTCTTGATGCAATCGGCTGGAAGAACACTGCAACATCAAGCCTCGAAGACTTCTTTGTATGACACCATTAACTCCAGAGGAGGAAGCATGCGCTTTAATTATGCGCAGCCCATCCGATAAGATTTACTACTCGCCACTAATTGACACACCTATGACACCACCAGGACTAACAACACAAGCGTTATTTGACTTCATGAACCAACCCGACGGGAATTTCCCCGCGTCTGTTTCAGCCGACATGAATTACATGCATGCCCATTACGGAGTTCATGAAGCAATGAAGAAACTTAGTCGCGAGCAGCTGCTCGAGTTCCTAGGTTTCCGATTCCGATTCCTTCAGGAGGAAGTGAATGAAGGCTTTAAGGCCATCGAAGAGAAGGACGCGGAGGGATATGTTGACTCGCTCATCGACCTCGTCGTCGTCGCGGTAGGAACACTTGACCTGCTTGTCGTTGACTTCGACCGCGCGTGGGATCAAGTCCTCGAAGCAAACCTCGGCAAGGAAGTCGGCGTTAAGGCATCACGCCCTAACCCACTAGGACTGCCTGACCTCATCAAGCCTGAAGGTTGGGTTGGTCCTGACCACACGGGCAATCACGGCATCATCGACTACATCTTCGAAAGCTTCGAAGGCTAATAACATATCGTCTACATAATGAACTACTCTCTTACTATCTTCAAGTCGATCTTTGACAACAAGACCCATCGACGCATGGAGAATATGACGTGGGAAGAATTTGAATCGCTGCTATATTCGCTGGCTAGGAAGCCAGGGTATAAGCCTAAGAAGGATGAACGGTTTCATCCTGATGCATCGCCTCTAATAAGCCCAGCCGTATTCAACGCTGGCGACCTTCGTAGGAATGCGAATGTCGTCTGCTGGGCCGGTTGGGCTGCATTGGACGTTGACGACTACACGACGTCCTTCGACGACGCGTTACAAACATTCGAGGATTACAAGTTCATATGTTATTCGTCTGCGTCATCAACGGAAGCGCATCCTAAGTTCCGTGTTGTGTTACCGTTGACACGAAATGTTGACCGGGAAGAGATTCGTCATTTCTGGTTCGCGTTGTCGAAAGAGTTCAACTCGTTGGGAGATGAACAAACAAAGGACTTCTCACGAATGTACTATGTTCCTGCTCATTATCCAAACGCATATAACTTCATCGTGTCGAACAATGATGCGCCATCTCTTGATGTAGATGTTCTTCTCAACAAATATGCGTATGCAAAGGAGACTACCGCGAAGACATTCATGTCCGCTCTTCCTGACGATGTTCAAGCGAAGATCATTGAATACCGAAAGGCTCAGTTGCATAACACTAACATTCGATGGACAGGCATCAACGATTGTCCGTTCGTGAATCAGAAGCTGATCTCCGAATATAAGCTCATCGTCAAGACAGGCTGGTATCGTAAGATGTTTCAGATCATGCTCTCGATTGCGTCTAACGCGATGAGGCAGGGCTATCCAATCACTTCGCAGGAAATAGGCGTCCTATGTTCTGAACTTGATGCAGTCACAGGCGGATGGTACAAGGACAGGAACATGGAAGCTGAGGCTGACCGAGCAATCGCATATGCTTGCCGCAGCGTATAAATAAATTCATGGATACTGAACCAACCAAAGAGATGTTGACAGAAGTACCCACCGACGAAGTCACAGGAACACTCCTAACCGAAGTACCGACCGACAACGAGGGGGAACTCCTGACAGAAGCAAAAAAGTCGAAGAAGGCGCCTAAGACACCGAAAGCTCCAAAGACACCGAAAGCCGAGAAGGTTAAGGAAGTACTTGCTGAAATCACGTCGGCTGTTGAGAATGCGGTTAAAGAAAACCTTTTCCCGCCTCCTTCCATTCCTGCTGAAGTCGTTGATGTGATTAACGCTGTCGCTGCTGCTACAAACGTTGTCGAGAAAGTTCAAGAGCTTACTCCTAAGCAACGGAAGAAGCTGCTGCAAAACTATTCCAAGCGGACTTTGATGACTCGATTCGGGATTCGTCTATAAACCGCTGATATTTCCCAAAACCCAAGAAAATGCACGGATTTCACGATTCGTGCATTTTTCTTGTTTACATACCAAGAATTGTTTGTTAGAATATTGACCTACCGATACTGAATCACCCCGCTATGAACAAGACTGAAACCAAAGCCGCTCTTATCGCGCTCCGTTCCAAGCACGAAGAAATTCTCGACCGCTTGACCGAACGTCTTGCTTGCCTAATGCTTGGCGAGAAACTTCCGCTTGACATCATCGATGCTCAGACCGGACTCATGATCATCCCAGCCAACCGCAGGATCACAAAGACCTTGCTCCGCATGGTCGCTCGCAACTGGAATCACATCGAGATTGATCCATCGCCAATTCGGAACAAGGTGCTAGAAACTATTTACGTCTTCGAGGTTGAACTTCTTAAGATCGAGGCCGAACTCAAGACGCTCAACAACTCTTTCTGAATCTCATGAGAACCCCAGCCTTTGATATTGACGAAGACGATCTTGATGCAGTCGCTGAACGCGACATTGATCGTGCCGACTACCTCTATGATTCATACCGTGAATCGAAGTGGGACACATTTGATGAAGAACTTGAACGGGCTCATGTTGAGCGTACCCAACCTATCGAAGACTAATCTCTCTATACCCCAGCTCCAACACTATAAGAAATGAAACCTCTGATAATCAAACTAACGCATTCGACTGGTAATGTACCGATATTCGTTAATGCCGACGCTATTCAAATCTTTGGTGATATAGCCCGAGACTTCGGCAGCGGCGCTTGGATCACGTTCCGAGATGGAACCAAGTTGGACGTCAAAGAATCTGCTAACGCCATTTTCCAACTCATCACGGTATTGAAATGAAAGACCCGATGAATGTAATGACTGCCTATGCAATGGTGATCATCTTGATCGTTGTTGCGGCGGTGCTCGTACTCAAAGAAAAAGGCTTCTGCTCTAATGAAAGAAAAGACAATACATATTATGAAAAACAAAGGATTCACACTAATTGAACTACTCATCGTGCTGGTCATTATGGGCGCAATCGGACTCATGATCTTCGGCGGTGTTCGAGCTTGTTCTGACGGCGGCGAAGATGCAATGCAATGGTTAGCGCCTGAGTTTGAGAACGCCAAGTCTCAGCGCAAGATCGCTGACGAACTGCAACGTCAGAACGATCTCATGGAGCGCCAGCTGAACATGCAGAAGACACCTGAGAGCGAATGAGTTACGAGTCCATAGTCATAGGAATATCGGCTATCCTCTACTTTTCAGTAGGGGTAAGCTACTTTCTGAAGGGTAACTACCCGTGGTGTATCGTATGGCTTGCTTACAGCGTTGCAAACTTCGCCTTGATCTGGACCGCCCTAACACCTCCTAATAAATAAATCTATGAAGCCTGAAATCGCAATCATCAAAAGACAACTCTACACATTTCGTGGGAAGACATTTCCCAGCGATGCGGATACTATCTCCCGCCTGAACTATGCTCTCGCGTTGAACCATGCGCCTGATCGGTACGTGAAGGCTGAACCGAAGAAAGTAAAAGCATGAGCGAGAAAATCATGACTCGCGTCCTCAGTAAAGAAGGCTGGGACAACTGGGATAACATCTTTCCGCCCAAGAAGACTGCTTACGAATGGCTCGAAGAAACACCGGACACGATCCTACTCGATCCTGATGGATGGCGTGAGCGTGATGGTGTTGAGTTGACTACACGAATCACGCGTGCGGACTTCAATCGACGTCTCAGCTGTTCTACAGTGATGTGCAAGATTCCAACCGCAACCGAGTGATGTCATACAACCTCTTCCTTGATGATCAACGCAATCCTGAAGATGCATATCTAGCGGATTCGCATATGTATTTGCTTCAGGCAAGTCATG